ACTTAAATCGGGTCCGAAGTTAGGCCCGTTGCCGCGTCTTGGTAACTTACCAGCATTGGCCTGCCGTTTCGCCCGACGCGTCTCTAGGAACTGGTCGTACTGTTCCGTCTCCGTCGTGGAGACTGCTTTATTTATCTCCTTCAGTTCCCGCAACTGCTCCTTCTGCACGTCGATCTGATGCCTGTTCAGTAAGGTGATTGCCGACTTTGACTCAAACAATGCCGTTGACGGGCCTTGTCCACCCGCAGCAGTCATCGCTTCCTTGATAGCCTCAGCACTCTCCTGTGCCTTGTCAAATTCGGACAGCATCTTACCGAATCCCTGCTCAGCGAGCCAAGAGAACGCCCAAACAAGGAACACTACCAGTGCGGATATCAATATGTTCAATCCAAGCGTCATGCCTGTTATGTTCGCGTTGATGATTGTTGTCAACGTGGCGACCTTCGCCATGATGAACCCCCATATCCCAGTTGCGACAACCAACGCATTAAATGCCCAAGTCAGCGATACGGCAAGGCCAGCAATGATCGCAAAGACAAGGCCAACGCCGATGATGTATCCTAGCCAGCCGAAGGTGAGCATGTTGATTATATTGAATAACTTGACAATGCTGCCAACGATATAGGCTATCCCAGCAATTATCACTCCCATCGTCTCAAACGCACCAGATACTAGCCCGCCCTTTATCAGCTCGACGATGGTATCTACGAGGTAGCCAAGGGCAGGTAGTACGGTGTGGCCCATGCCGACCATCATCCAAGTCCATGCGTTCCTCATCCTAACTAACTGCCCCTCGACCGTCATCATTGCAGCCCCCATCATACCGTGGAGTCGCCCGCCTTCGCTGGTCATTACCTCCATAGCCTTGATGACATCTTCGGGGGTAATCTGGCCTGCCGCCTGCATTTTCTCTAGCTTGTTCCTGCTTACGCCAAGAACCTTCATCAGTGCCTTTGTTAGCGAGATGTTCCGCTCCATGAACTGCAAGGACTCCTCACCCTGCAACTTCATCTTTGCCCACACCTGAGTAAACACTAACCCCAACTCACGGATGTTAGTACCCGTTCCCGCTGCCATATCGCCAAGCATCGTTAGTAGATGGCCGACCCGCTCCATAGGCACGCCAGCACCCAACAGTCGCTTACCGCCCATCATCCATTCCTCGATCGGAAACGGCGACTCCATGGCGAGTTCTGCCAGTTCAGCAAACATCGTTCGTCCGTCACCACTCAGCACAGCCAACTCGATCGCGAACCGCTCCATCTTGATGGCTTCCTGAATCCCACTAACAACAGTCCTACCAAGTTGGCGACCAGCGAAGGCTAGTGCCAACGTCTTAGCCATCCTAGCCATTCCCCTCGCGAACTTTTCCTCGGTTTTCTTGATGCCCTCACTGACCTTACTGTGGTCAGCGTACATCATAACGCGAAGGGATTTAATGATTGCCATAAGTGTCTCAGTCCTGCTGTATGTCGTTTTCGAGAACGAAGTTTGCCAAGCCAGGTAGCGACCTAACCATGTCGGATTCGGTTAGCGTGTCATTGGCTATTTGCGGCATGTAATCAGACGGTTTACCACCTGCCATCGAGCAGCAAATCTGTGCGAGCATCAGGTGGTTTATCTCGTGACCATAGGGGTGGAGTTCCATATACCAAGCAGCCTCATGTAGCTGCCTGTCGTCCAATTTATCTCGGATGAAGTCGGGGTGAAGGTGACCGCCGTGAATTGCCAACCGCCACAGAAGCGATTCGCGAGGGTCACTTGCTAGTTTCCCTCAAACTCCTCGCGGTCCTTCTCACTCACCCCAGATAATTTAAGGATCTCCTCGAAGATCGGCTCAACAAACCATGATTCAAGTTCACCAAAGCGGGTTCGGTCGCTGCCGTTAAACAACTGCTCGCCCGACTCAGCGTCCACGCAACCATGACGCAAGGCGATCCACCGAACCTCAGTACAGTCCTTAACAGACTTCCTTTCAGGTTTGGCGATGATCGCCTCGATCTTAGATTTCACGTTTAGGTTTACTGATTTACAGGTGACTCCATTGACAACCGACGTTCGACTGCCAGATCCGATTTCAAAAATATCCATTTGTAGCCCTCATTCAATTAAAAGGTTTTGTTACACCGTAGCTGGTGCTTGAGTAGAGTATGTCCAGTCACTTTGAGGTGCAAGGACGAGCGAGCATTTCATTTCCTGATTTCGTTCTTTGCTCATATCAGTGTGAGAGATGATGTATGCCTGCTTGGTGGCATACACTGGAGTTGCTAATGGCACCTTCAGGGAATACTCACACATTGTACCAGCTAAACATGCTGCTTCAAGGGCCGCGGAAACACCGTCATTGGCAGTGGTTTCAACCTTCTTGTATTCGATGGTTTGCTGGGAATACTTGGGGTCGGCTGGAAACTCCAAGATGATGGTGTCGTCCAAACATGGCTCCAGAGACTCTACTGAGTTCTCCACGCCACCACCGTCAACACTAACGGCACATAGCGTCGTGAATAGACCACTCGTCGTGGTGGTGGTGCTGACGTACACGGTCATACCAAGGGCTTTTGAGGTTGGCACTATTAGGCTCCTATTTCTTGTCCAAGAATTGCTTCAACATTGATTGCTGCGATAAAAATCTTTTCGTCACTGTCTGGCACTTTAGCGAGGTACGTGTCATCGTGATCCTCAACTAAAATGCCGTGAATTGTTTGGCGACTCCCAACGTCATTGACGAACTCTAGCGAATGGAGTGCAGTGGCCATTAGCCACGTTTTTGTACGGGCAGTTAGATCCCGAATTGTATCAATATCATCACCGATAACTTCAACATCAAAGTTAATCGACTCAATGGTGGGCGGGTAGCATAGGTCATCAGCGTATTGCTCGGATGACTTCATGATAAACACATACGGAAACCTGTTGCCGCCTTGTGGGACGACCTCACCAACATGCTTGGGTGGATTTGCCATGATGCGAACACGGTTGATAATCGCTTCTGTGATATCCATAAGTTACCGCCCTCTTGTGATTGTTCTGTTCTTTGCGACATGCTTCTCAATCCTCTGCCAGATGCCTCGGATCATTGAGTTCTTGGCAATTTGGCCTCTCCGCTCTGCCGTTTTCTTGAATACATGGCGACCCTCAATCCAAAGGTCTTTCTTTCGGGCTGCACTCACACGCTGCCATTTTCGCATCGGGAGAAACATATTGAAGGTGCGGCCCTTCTCAAGAAACTTCAGGTAGAACGTCGTAGCTTTGTCATAGACAACCGTGTTTGCTCCAGATATCCTACGTGATCGTTTCATCGAACCGACCTTCCAAGACCTTCTGGCACGACCTGTGGATCGCCCGCCGTAAGCACCTGCCGAGAACGCATTGTTTCGCAAGCCAGCAGTATACAGACTCCTGCCTCTGGATTTACGTCCCGACCCATCTGGTGTTGCCCTCCGAATAAATGGGAGGATGTGGACTCGCTGTGATTGTCTGGCGGCTTGTCGAATGATCTTTTTTTTCAGCTTATCGTCGAGGTCACGCAATGCGTGCTTCAACCCATCCATGTCAGCCTTTGGCACCTTAAACGCGAGTCCGTCTGTAATTCTGGCTGTCAAGTTAACTCTCCTGCATCGAGCAGATCACATGAATGTCACTTAAATCGTCGGCCTGATGATTCACAAAGGCAACGTAATAGATTGAGCCAGCATTGAGCAGGCGGTAGCTCGTGTCGAGCTTGGCCGCTTCATTCTTGCGGGTTATGACCTTAACGCTCACGTTCGACTTTCGTTGGCGGGCCACCTCTAACTCCCCTCCCCACATAGGGGTTATCTTCGCCCACATCCTGCCGACCTCCTCCCACTCATCAAGAGCCTGACCCCTTGACCCAAGCGTGGATGATTTCTTTTCAATCCTCACCCTATGGCGAAGTTCACCGCTACTGATATTGGTCACGGTAAGAACCTTTCCCACTCATTGACCCGCAATTGGTTCCTGAGTGCATCGAATGCTAACTTGATGGTTACGTTACTCTCGCCAACCGCTTCCCGATTCTTGAACCAGTGGGCAACCAGCAACTTTATCATAGCCCTAACCATATAGGGAACGTCAGTGGCTGCTGAACCGTATCCAGCGGTGAATGTGACCGTGACTGCATCCACGGAGTCCGCGAGCGTATCAGGCCAGTCCTCGCTTATTGCAGGGATGATCATCGCTGGTGTTTGGACCAACTTGGTTCTGTACAGCGACGAACTCAGCGTGGTGGTGGCCCCGTCTGTATCCGTGTATGAGATGGAGTCGATTGAGGCAACGGGCCAGCCAGGAATCCTGATTGCATCAGCGGGGAAGCAGTCCCAGATCGCCGTGAACTGGGTGGTGATCAATGTCATGTGGAGTTCGGCTTCAACGTATGCCGAGGCCGCACGCAGCAGTTCAGTCAAGTCGTTATCGAAGTCGATCTCATCCTGCTCAACCCTTAGATGGTCTTTTACGTCGCTTAGGCTTACTGGCAGTGTCGTTGGATCGGTTAGTTTTGTTACTCGCATTCGTTTTGTACCTTGCTAACCCACGATCAATTAAAATATCAGTAACCCCTTTACCTAGTTGACACTCATCGAACACATGGCCCGCTTTGAACCCGTTCCAGTATGAGGTCAACTCAACTTTCTTCTTCTTGCACTTCTTCTTCAAGCACAGTTTGCATGATGTTTTCTTCAAACCAGTCGTTCGGGTAGATGAACTCATGTTTACCGTCCTTCGTGAATCGTGCAATCATTTCTTCCATGTGACCAATTGATAGACTTGCGTCAACGTAGACCTTATTCCCAGCGTCGGTCCATTGCCGCCAGAAGTGGATGTCGTCATCAACTCGCCCGTCCTCCCAGTCGCCAAAACAGTTCGGGGTGGAAAGGAACCAAGGCT